ATGGCGACAATTATCAAGAATGGCAAGCGTTGGCGCGCACAAGTGCGCAAGTTTGGCGTGAGCAAATCAGCCACTTTTTTGACTCAAGCAGACGCAAAAAAATGGGCAGAAATGCTCGAAAAACAGCTTGAATCAGGAAAGTATAATGAAATCCCTGATATTACATTGGATGAACTGATTGATAAGTATCTAAAAGAAGTCACTGTAACCAAGCAGGGGAAACGTGAAGAGCGCATAAGACTACTGCGTCTTTCTCGAACTCCGCTTGCCGCAATATCTTTACAAGAAATAGGAAAAGCACACTTTCGTGAGTGGTAAAATCAACGATTAAAAGAAGTCTCTCCAGCAACAGTTTTGCGTGAACGTAGTTCGCTTTCTGCTCTAATGGCCAAAACGATTGAATGGGATTTTATAACAGAACCCCCCTAAAATATCTTGAGAAACCAAAAGCACCAGCACCAAGAACTCGTCGATATGATGAACATGAAATTGAGCGTCTGATTTTTGTGTCAGGTTATGATGTCGAACATATTGAACCGCCAAAAACCTTACAAAATTGCACGGGGGCGGCATTTCTTTTTGCTATAGAGACAGCAATGAGAGCAGGGGAAATAGCAAGTTTAACTTGGAATAATATCAATTTTGAAAGGCGCACCGCCTTTTTGCCAATTACTAAAAATGGACATTCACGCACGGTGCCTCTTTCGGTAAAAGCAATAGAGATTTTACAACATCTTACTTCGGTAAAAACAGAAAGTGATTCGCGAGTATTCCAAATGGAAGCACGCCAACTGGATCACAACTTCCGAAAGCTCAAAAAGATGGAAGGGCTTGAAAATGCCAATTTACATTTTCACGACACCCGCCGTGAACGATTGGCAGAAAAAGTGGATGTAATGGTATTAGCCAAAATATCGGGCCATAGAGATCTCAGTATTCTGCAAAATACTTATTACGCACCTGATATGGCAGAAATTGCTCAACGGCTATAAAACAAAGGCGGGTTATCCCCGCCTTTTTCAAATTCTCGCTTTTCGTTTTTTATGTTTCAAACAGAATGAATTTTGCTACGCTACTACATAGCTCACCAAATTCTTCCATTAATTTAATGAATTGTTTTTGTGGTGTAGAACCCTCAATCAAATTGCGATCTTCCGCCCATTGTTCAATGTTTTTGATAAGCTGTTGTAAGTCTGCCATTTTAATTTCCTCTTAATATTCAATTACAATAGTGCATAATTCATCTATTTTTATCTAATTAACCCTAAAATCCCCCAAGCTCTCGCCCCAACCAAAGGCTTGAGCCAACGGAATTTTTTCTTCTTTAATGAAAACTTCATCGTTTTCACAACAAATCCACCGATAGTCATTAAGCCGTAACCGTCCATGGCTCATTAAAAGGTCAATTTGTGACGGTTTTAATGGCGAACCGATAGGCAACATCAATAGATTAGCTTGCTGTTCAATTTTTGAACGGTTACAGTTATTGACACAAGTCCAAGCGGCGCGATGCGCCTTGTTTGTTTCGGTGGTCTCCGAATTAAGTGCGGTGGAACCCAACGCACTTTTCGCTGATTTAATCACCCAGTTTTTTAATTTGGTGATGATTTTCTTTTCTGTGAATCTGTTTTTTACCCCCACAATTTTCTTACGAATCTCACCGTATTTATTCGGTTCGCATTCTTCATACTCAATACAAATCGGCTGATCACCACGTTTTGTCATTGCACCACCTTACGCAAACTATCACTCAACAAATCATTTTGCCGTATTTGCAAATTAATGTTGATCCGAATATTGCGCCACATCGTATCCCTTATTTTGAGTTTGACACAAAAGAATATGAAGACTTATCGGTATTTGCAGATGCGATCCCTAAACTTACGGGCATTGGCGTGCAGATTTCGGAAAGTTGGGTGCGGGATAAATTAGGGATTCCTGAACCGCAGGAAGGCGAGTTGATTTTAAGCGCACCGCAAGGCGAGAAAACGGACGAAAAAACGACCGCACTTTCTACCATGTTGAACTACGGCAAAGGCTGTACTTGCGGTTGTCGTGCTGCTGCGTTGTCGGCTCAAAATGGTAAAAAGGACGAACAAGATGAACTGGACGGTTTGATTGATGATGCACTGGCAAATGCGGATTTTAATCAACAGCTTGATCCTATGATGAAACAAATTGTAGGCGTGGTCATGGCAAGTGAAAGCTATGACGAAGCACAGGAAAAACTGATCGCACTTTATCCTGATTTAACCAGTGAAAGCCATCAAGCCTATTTGGCAAGTGCGGTATTTTTAGCTGATTTATTAGGAGCTGCCAATGCCGAGCGCACCTAAGTTTGCCATTGGCGTAGAACCCAAACAAGCCATTGAGTTTTTGCGCCAAAAGAAAATGCTTGCCAGTAAGGTGTTAGCAAAAGAAATGCACGATAGCGCATTGGCACGTGCCACGACGATTGCGCACCTAACTAGCCTTGATATGACAAAGGATATTTACCAATCTTTAGAAACGGCTATGCGTGAGGGCAAAGGCTTTCACGTTTGGAAAAAAGAACTGGTGAGTGAATTTGAACGCAAAGGCTGGATTTTTGGAAAAGATCCGTCTATCCGTGGTATTGATGGGCATTTACTGGCAGATCCGAAAACGGGGGAATATTTTGGCACGCCGCGTCGGTTAAATACGATTTATCGTGTCAATATGCAGTCCGCTTATTCGGCTGCGCGTTATCAACGCTTGCGTGCTAACGTGGATAATCGCCCTTATTGGCAATATTCCGCCGTGGGTGATGCGCGTACTCGTCCAGCCCATTTAGCATTGAGCGGTAAGGTGTATCGTTATGATGATCCGTTTTGGGCGACATTCTACCCGCCCAATGGGTTTAATTGTCGCTGTACGGTAATTGCGTTAGGCGAAAGAGATTTGAAACGCCGTGGGATTGATAAGCCTGATGATAGTTCTGAATTTTTGGTGGAAGTCGAACGCCCTGCGGATAAGCAAGGTAATCGTGAAAAGACGGTAGGGTTTAAATTACCTGATGGCACGATACGTGTGACGGATAAAGGCTTTGATTACAATGTAGGGCGATTAAACTACAAGCCTAATTTGGATCTTTATCCTGAAAAACTGGCGCATGCGTTTGCGAAGGTTGAGATGAAAGGTGGGGAGTTTAAGCACGATTTTGAATTGTTGGCAAAGCATGTAGCAGAGATGAAACAAACGCTCAGCCCAGATGGAAAAAAACTCACTGCTGAACAGATGTTACAGGTGCGAGATAGTCTTACCAAAAATTTTAAATTTGCGGCAGGTGTCTTGAGTGCGGAAAGTAAGGATTTATTGAAAAGCAAAACTGGCACAGTGTGGCTTTCTGATGATACTTTAATTAAACAGTTTAATAGCCGTGATGGGCAAGATTTTGGGATTGATGAGTATGAGGCGTTGCCAGATATTATCAATTCTCCCGAGCATTTATTACAAGTGAAAGATTTTACAGAACGTTACACCTTTATTCGACAAGGGAAAATGCTTGTAGTGAAAATATTACCAAAAGAAATCTTTGTGCTGTCGTTTAGATTAGTGAGTGATAAGCAATGGAGAAAGGCATTTAAAGAGTAAGCCACTAGGCGGGGCTCGAACCCACCGCACACAGTCCAAGGTACTATTTCAACCTATCGCTTGCGATCCTCGAGATTCATCGCTTTTCTAGTGGCTTGACGACTATACCCCATTAAATTTTAAAAATCAACGATTATGATAGACATTGAAATCAATAATGCACAAGAAGTTACCGCACTGCTTGAACGATTAGCACAAGCCACCGCTCATCGAGCTCCGTTAATGCGAAGTATTGCTGGTACAATGGAATCAGCTGTGCTGCAAAATTTTGATGTTGGGGGGCGTCCTAAATGGCTGGGGCTGAAATATCGTCAAGGTACACCGTTGGTCGATACCGAAAACTTGATGGCGAGCATTACTTCTGAATATAATAACAATGAAGCCATTGTGGGGACGAATGAGCCTTACGCGGCTATTCATCAATTCGGCGGTAAAGCGGGACGAGGTCGTAAAGTAGCGATTCCTGCACGCCCTTTCTTGATTTTAACACCTCAAGATGAGGCAGATATTTTGGAAGATATACAAGACTACTTCCAACGCTTAATTAAATAA